AAACAAAGTATTCTTACAAAACGAAATTGGCGCATACATGGAAGCCAATTACTTTATATACAATAAAGATAAGTGTATGAGAGATACAGGCTATATCTTGAACGCAGTAGCAAGAGATATCGCAACTGGATCAAATGTCAACTCAATTTATGTAGGACAAGGATATCGTATTGGTACAGTAGGTGCTAATAACGTTATCAATAACCAGCTTACAGAAACTGTTGGCGCGATCACATGGCTCAAAAATAAAATTGCAACCGAAGTCTTAACAGATGCAACTGCAATCGCTCGTTCAAACGCCGCTTTTGATGATATCATTGATATTATGCAAAACGGTAACGCAAACTCAGATGCAATTGATTTTGGCGTACAAGCAACTGAGCTTGACGCATATCACGCAAGAGTTTCGTTACAAACAAATAAACAGTTTATCCAAGAAGAAGTTATTGGTTGGCTTGCAACAAACTACCCTGGATTTGTTTACGCATACGATGCTTGTAAGCGTGACTTAGGAGTATTCATTGATACTGTATCATACGATATTCAACACGGCGGTAATGCAGCTACAGTAAATAACACAAGACTGTATTTTGAAAATGCAATGCCAGTTTTGGCCGATGATGAAATTGTTCCAACTTCAGAAGCATATAACTTTATTGCTAATTTGGTAGGTCAAGTTATTCGTGGCGAAAATGTTATTGAGTTAACATCTAACACGGCACAAGTACTAACAGCTGAAGCATCCTATACACCAACTGACGCAACATATAATCCTGTAACTGGAATTATGGAAGTCACAATTGGTTCCCACACATTTGCTGAAGGTGACAGACTTTCAATTGACCCAGCAGGAATTACATTCAGTTGCGCATTCAACGGCGGCGGTAATGACTCGCATCCAAATGCAAATGATCCAAATTATAAAGGAACATTTATCGTAACTGCAAATACTGCGACTACTGTAACAGTGAATGCAGGTACGGCTGGAACAAATACAGATGCACATACATTTGTAAGCGCAACAGCTGATGCTGTAAGAGCTGCAAATATGCCTGAAGCTTATACACCAACTGATGTATTCTACGATCATATAACAGGTCGTATGACTATGACACTTGGAAACAGACATAGGTTTGCTGCCGGCGATTGGTTGATCTTTGACGAAGGCGCAATCACATTGTCTTGTAAAGATGCAAACGGTATTGTGTTCAACCTAGCGCATCCAAGACAGACAGACCCAGTATGGAATACACCTGTATATATTGACGAAGTTACCGCAGATACTATAACTTGTAACGTTGGCGCTGCAGGAGTTGATAAAGTACATACATTCGTAAGTGCTACAACAAATGGTGTAAGAAGGTCTATTCAACCTGCTGTGGCAAATAGAGCAGTTAAAATGTTTGAAGATATCGGTCAAACATTGCGTAACAATGATGGCGAAGTGGTTGCTGTTACTGAAGCAATCTTTACACTGCCAGCAACATATGGTATTGCGTTGATTGCTGATGCTGATAGAGTTTGGGGAAATAAAGCAAAATATCAAACTGAAATTATTGACCACATTACCGAAACATATAACGGCCTTGGTTACGATGTATCTAAATGTCCACGTGACGCAGGATATATTGTTGACGCGGTTGCAGAAGATATGGAATATGGTGGAAATGCTGCAACAGCATGGGCTGCCGCTTACTATTTTGAGAACGCAATCAACGTCTTACCTCTGTATCAAAGAGCACCAACTAAGGCGGCGTTTGAACATCTAGCAAACGTTGTAGAGGACATTATCCAAGAAACTGCAGTGACACCAACAGCTGGAAACGTGACGGTACAAAACACCTCAGGGACTGCTGCTAGCGCTGCTACTGCATTAACTGCTAAGAACCTTGTAAATGTTATCTCTTCAATCTCTGATGATAATTCACCAGTCAATGTTCCTGCTGTAGTTGATGCTCCATTAATGGAACCAAGCAGAACATTCGCAAGAAAAGCATTGCAGAAAAACCGCGAGTTTATTCAAGAAGAAGTTATTAACTTTATTGACGAGCAGTACTTTACAATCAACGAAGGTAAGTGTGCAAGAGATGTTGGATTTATTATCGACGCAGTTAAGAGAGATGTTCAGACAGGTTCTGATTATAACTCTAAGTACAACGGTAAAGCTTATCGTGTAGGTAACCCACTTGCAGAAAAAGTAATTGAAGAACAACTTGCAGAAACTATTGAGTCTCTGAAATATGCTCAACGTGATATTGAAGCTCAATTAACAGGTACAGCACTGTCTCGTACCACCGCAGCGTTTAACAATGTTTATGATGCAATGACTAATGATTATACCGCTGACGGAACCAACTACGAATATGGTGACTCTTGGTATACATTAGGCTCAGTATCTACAGAGCAAGGTATGCAGTTTAATAGAACCTTCCTTCAAGAAGAAGCAATTGCATGGATCACACAAGAATATCCATCTTTAGTATACGATCAAGCAAAATGTCGTAGAGACACTGGGTTTATTGTTGACGCATTGACTTGGGACTTGATGAACGGTAGTAACACTGCAACTCGTAACGTGGCGAAACTATATTTTGAAAACGGAGTACAAGTTGGTCTTCCTGCTTCTCAAAGAGCTGAAGCCGCAGCGTGGTATACTCAGTTAGCAACTTTGGTTGAAGCAATCCTTCTTAAACAAACTGTAACGCCAACAAGCGGTAACTTAGAAAATGTTTCACAATCGTTCGGAACAGTTACTGCTGCGGTTGCACAAGAAGCACAAGACTTAGTTACAATCATTGCTCGTGCAGTTGCAGAAAATACTTTAATCAATATGCCAGCTGAAGTTGAGCCGCGCGGTTTAACAGGAGCAGGCGCAGCAGGTTACATTGTTGATGTAGCAATCTTTGATACTCGCAAGCCAATTATTCAAGCTGGTGTTGTTAACTATCTCAAAGAAAACTTCAACTATCTTCAGTACGATCAAGACAAATGTCGCCGAGATACTGGATTTATTGTTGATGGTATTGCTCACGATATTCAGTACGGTGGTAACTCAGCTACGGTCGGTAACGCAGGTTTGTATTTTGCCAATGCGGTATCAATCTTGCCAATGAAACAAAGAGATGCAACTAAACTCGCGTTTGAACATATGGCTGAAGTAGTTAGAAGAGTTGTTAGAAACGAAGAAGTTGATATTAAAACCGGCGAAGAATTTACTCCAACCGACGTTGTTTATGACGGGGTTGCTGGTACAATGGTAATTACTCTTGGCGCAGGCCATGATCTTAAGGTTAACGATTATATCCTATTTGCTCCAGAAAGCATTGTATTAGATTGCGGTGCTTCGGTTGAAATCTCTCATCCACGAGTTCAAGATCCTGCATATCAAACTCCTTGGAGAATTTCTGCAAGAACAGCAACAACTATTACACTGTCTGACCTAAAAGCTAATTATGCTGGAGCTCATACATTTGTAAGTGCATCACTCAATGCAATTGCTAAAGTTATCGGTAATACTGAAACTCAATGGAAATCATATACACCTGCAAGAAGATCTATTGCAAATGAAGCAAAAGCACTCGCAACAATCATTGCAGATATTTCAGATGATGCAACACCAGTTAACTTGCCGCAAATGATCCAACCAAAAATGGATTGGGTACCTGCAAGATTGGTTGCAGAAAAAGAACTAATTGAGAACAACACCGTTGAATTGTCTACCGATATGATTAACTATATCTCAAAAACATATAACGGTATCAGTTATGCTAAGGAAAAATGTCGTAGAGATGTTGGAGGTCTTGTTGATGCAATTTCACACGATGTTCAATATGCAACAAACTACGCAACAATAAGAGCATCAGAACTATACTTTGTAAACGGTCTGAGCATCTTACCATTTGACCAAAGACAACAAACCGCAGATTTCTATGCTGAAATGGGATTGTTGGTACAAGGTATCGCAACTGCGAACACAGCCACTGTACCAGGAATGGCAACTCCAGTCGCAGGCGGAACCGCGGTTGAAGGTGAATGGGCTCAAGATATGATTACTCATATTGAAGAAGTAATTCGCCGCGATACTTTAGATGCAATGCCTGAGCTTATTGAGCCTGATACAACTTGGGTTGATAACAGTTTAGTTTGGGCAGCTGATTTGATTGAAGAAAATCTTGACGAGTTAGCTGACGACGTTACAACTTGGATCAATACAAATTACGATGTTCTTGATTACGATAAAGCAAAATGTTATAGAGATGGCAATTATTTGCTTGATGCAATTAGCCACGATCTTAACTACGGCGGTAACCTTGCATCGAGATGGAACGCTGATTTCTACTATTGGAATAACACTGCTAGACTTCCTGAGTCGCAAAGATTGCCAACAGCATCGGCATACAAGCAATTAGCTGAAATTTGTAGACAGGTTGTTCTAGGGGATTACCCAGGTCAAGTTATCAAAGGCGATGCTTCAACTGTTGAAGAATCAAAACATGCATACGAATTAGGTTTAATATTCTTTAACATCTTGTTTGAAGGCGGACCTAAGAGAGGGCTACCACCTCTTGAATATCCTGACTTTGACTACGCAGATGTTGATACATATTCGTTTGCAAGACGTGTTCTGATTAATCGTAGAAAGAAACTGCAGTATTCAGTACAAGGATTTATTGGATCAGAATACAAGTTCTATGATATTAATCTTACACGCCGTGATGCAGGTAACTTGCTCACATCCTTGAAACAAGATTTTGAATATGTAAGTAACACAATTAATCCATCTACACAAATACTATCAACAGTGGAAGGTTCACAACAGTCAGTAAGAACATTTGCTGCATCCCTCTTTGATGGAAATGCAATGCACGTGTTCCCTGTATTTAATCCAACATCTGGAAGACGTGGCCTAACTTTCATAAATACAGTTCAGAATACTGGAGATTTGCCTGCGACTGATAAGATAAATAATGCGTATATAGTATCAGCTGGTAATTACGCTGCTGGCAACCGGTACGATGGAGATATATATTATTGGGACGGATCGGTATGGGTAAACGACGGAGCAAACAACGTGGATCTATTATATAGCTTCTATAAGGCATTTGAGAGAATGAATTCATACATTAAAACTAACCTATCGCCAAACGCAGCTCATAATGCAATGCTTGATGGATTGTTTAATGATTGCTTGATTGCAACAACATTAAGACCAGCAAACTTAACGTTTGGATCTCTCGTCGAGTCAATTGCGCACCAGTTTAACGGTGCATCTGCCGGTGTTAACAGAACAGCATTGCCGCTGAACTTTAGAAACCTTGGTGCTGCAATTTCAGCATCAGCTTCGGTTATATCTGAAGACGGTGGTAGAACTCGTTGGTCAGGAGCTGACGAATTGAATAACCAATACTTTGCAAGAGGTCTTAGAATTAACGGTAGAACAGGTCGAATTGAAGGCCGGCCGTTTACATCATCAGTAAGAAAACTTGCAAGAAGAGCATCACAAAGTAGGGCAAGCATCTAATGGCATACACAACAATTACAACATCACAGGCGCCCGACGCAAAACCGGTCGCTTCCAATTTAGAAGTAACTACAAATTGGCAAGTCATCATTGAGGTACCAGACTACGAAGTTCCAGAACTTGTATTTGGTGGATCTACTACAGTTGAAACTGGGGTAGGCGAAGTTATTTCCCCTTTAATGTTATGTAATTATACAGCCAATACGGTTTATGTAGATTTACAATCATTTAGATTTACAACCGGGGATTATTTTTATATTTTAAGAAACTTTCCAGTACCTGGATTTGATACTGTACCAATTCCAATCAACGGCCAATTCTTTAAATCAGGCGATCGTTTAGAAGTTAAGTGTGACACTAACTTAGCTCTACACTCTACGTTGTCCTTTACATTAGGTCAATCGGAGGAGGATGACGTATAATGGCTTTTAATTCTCTCGCAGGCGGAAAAATAATAGGACAGGGTCGGCCTTTACCTACTCCTATTGCCTTAGATCCAGCACCGTTTAAAGGTGCATTAGTTTATGGCGATGATGGCGTCGTTTATGTTTCAAACGGAACAGCGTGGGTTGACGTTGGATCCGGTGCTCAAGGTACAATCGGTATACAAGGTAACGACGGTATCCAAGGGATCCAAGGTACGTATGGTCCAGGGTTTACAATCCTAGGATCGGTTCCTGACGTTGATGCGGGAGGAAATCCACAAACAACACTTACTGCTGCGTTTCCATCACCAAATATCGGTGAAGGCGTTATTGATGAAGCTGACGATGAGCTGTGGATTTGGGATGGCACAAACTGGGTTAACATTGGTACGTTCCGCGGCGTTCAAGGTATCCAAGGTAGTATAGGTCCACAAGGCGCGCAAGGTACAATTGGTGAAGAAGGTATTCAAGGTTCACGCGGTGATAGAGGTGTGCAAGGCGTTCAAGGATTGCAAGGTACACAAGGTCTCCAAGGATTTAGAGGTTTCCAAGGTACGCAAGGTATTCAGGGTGTTCAAGGCCCGCAAGCATTCCAAGGTGTACAAGGTATCCAAGGTTTTGTTGGTAACCAAGGTGTTCAAGGACCACAGGCGTTTCAAGGTGTACAAGGTATCCAAGGATTTGTAGGTCTTCAAGGCGACACCGGTGATTTTGGTGGATTGACTTTTGATTACACATATGATACTACAACAACAGATGCAGACCCAGGAACTGGTATTATCAGATTTAATAATGTTGCACTGAACAGTGTTTCATTGGAAATGTATATTGACGACGAAGATGATGCAGCCATTAATGTTATGGATGCTCTCTTAGGAGAATATGCAGGAATAGGTGGAGCCGTTAAAGGTTACTTTAAAGTTATAAACGGCGCTGACGTTACTAAATATACTACTTATCGTATTGACTCAATCACAGATGCCACCGGGTATTGGAGATTGGGCATTACATATTTGTTTGGTGAAACAAGCTACGCAAATGGAGCCGACTTACGAATAACATTTACTCGCAACGGTGACCAAGGTGTCCAAGGTATTCAAGGTCCACAAGCATTCCAAGGTGTACAGGGTATGCAAGGTCCTCAGGCCTTTCAGGGTATCCAAGGTATTCAAGGTTTCACTGGTTCTCAAGGAGCTCAAGGTTTACAAGGCTTTATCGGTATTGATGGCGGTTTCTCGTTTGACTTTAGCTTTAATGCTTCAACAACACCAAGTACGGATCCTGGAGTTAACAGTTGGAAACTTAACAACTCTAACCCAACAACCGCAACAATATTAACGATTGATGATATTCCTTTAGATCAGTTTACAACAGAAATTGACGCGTTTTATGATTTCATTGACGGTCAGGCTGCAACTCCTAAAGGCTACTTGGTAATTAAAAATAGACCTACAGGTGCTGGCGGTATCGGCGGCCACCATTTTGTAATGTATGAGATTACAGATTGGACATGGGACAGTGGAGCTAAAAACTGGGGTTACTTCAACGTAGTTTATATTGAAGGTAATGTTACTGATTGGCAAACTGTTGCGTCAACTCACGGGACAAAAACACATATTTCATTCGTACCGGCTGGACCAATTGGTGTTCAAGGTACACAGGGTATTCAAGGCGACTTTGGCCCACAAGGTATACAAGGTATTATAGGTCAAACTGGTACACAGGGTGTTCAAGGTATTCAAGGTGACTTTGGTCCGCAAGGTATTCAAGGATTTAGAGGTGATACTGGATTACAAGGTGCACAAGGCATCCAAGGTCTACAAGGCGTGCAAGGACCGCAAGGGGTTCAAGGAGTACAAGGCGTCCAAGGTACGCAAGGTGTTCAAGGTATCCAAGGTTACACCGGTGTTTCTGGTGGAATTACATTTACTTATAATTACAACACGACTTCAAATATCGCAACAGACCCAGGTTCGCAAATATTCAGATTGAATAATAATACTTATTCTTCAGTAACTGAAATCTTTGTTGATGCTGAAGCAGGTCCGGGTCCAGTTGACTTATCAAGTCTTTACAACAGTTATGACGCTGTCACAGGACCTTATAAAGCAATTGTTAGAATTGTAGATCCAGCAAACACAGACGAATTTTTACTCTATAAAGTTAAAGATGTTACAGATAACACTGGATGGTTTACACTTTCGGTTGAATATGTTACTCATAACGGTATGTCATATACTGATGGCCAAGCTACTTTATGGACATTCAGCGAAGTTGGCGCTCAAGGTGTTCAAGGTCCACAGGCATTCCAAGGTGTGCAAGGTATCCAAGGTGAAATCTTACAAGGTGTTCAAGGTTTCACTGGTGACACAGGACTTCAAGGCGTTCAAGGTATACAAGGTGACTTTGGACCAGCTGGTGAATTTGGTGGCATGACATTCTCTTATGTGTTTGACACTGACAATACTGCTACTGACTTTACAGGATTTGGTAAAGTTAAATTTAATAACAGCAACTTAGCACTTGCAACAGCTATGTATGTCGATGACCGCGATATTAACTTTGTTGATATACAAGCGTTCCTTAGATCTATGGATGAACCAACATCTGCAGTTAAAGGGTATGTTAGAATTATTGACTCATTCACAACATCAGACTATGCTGCATTTGAAATCACTGAAATAACAGAAGCTGGTGGATATTTCCAATTTGATGTATCATTCTCAGTTGCTTCACAAACTTCATGGAATGCCGCGGAGCCAGTTAAACTAACATTCTCAAGAACTGGTGATGCAGGTACGGATGGCGCACAAGGCGTTCAAGGTATCCAAGGTGATGCAGGTACAGGTGGTATTCAAGGTGTACAAGGTAACCAAGGTATAACTGGGTTTGGATTTCAAGGTATCCAAGGTATACAAGGTGACGCTGGTAACGACGGATTTGGATTTACTGGTACACAAGGTACACAGGGCGTTCAAGGTATACAAGGTGATGCTGGAACCGACGGTAACGATGGCGGCGAAGGTGTTCAAGGTGTTCAAGGTATACAGGGTAACGACGGAACTGACGGTTTACAAGGTGCTGATGGTATCCAAGGCCTTGATGGTAGTGATGGCTTTGGAGGAGTTGGTGTTCAAGGTAACCAGGGTATCCAAGGTATTCAAGGCGAAGGTCCTCAGGGTGTTCAGGGTATTCAAGGCGCGTTAGGTTTTGGTTCACAGGGTGTCCAAGGTATACAAGGTTTCACTGGTGCTCAAGGTATTGCCGCTGAAGAAGGAGGAGCTGGTGCACAAGGTACTGATGGTGGACAAGGTGTTCAAGGTTTCCAAGGTGTAGGTATCCAAGGTATTCAAGGTATCCAGGGTGAAAGCGGCGACGCAATCCAAGGTGTGCAAGGTAACCAAGGCTTTACAGGTTCTGGGTCGTCAGGTATACAAGGTAACGATGGTATTCAAGGTATTCAAGGTAATAGTGGTGATCTTGGAAACGAAGGACCGCAAGGTACGCAAGGTTTTGTTGGTAACCAAGGTATCCAAGGTACTGATGGAACTGGGAACGTTGGCCCACAAGGTATTCAGGGTCAGCAAGGACCACAAGGTGTCCAAGGTTTCTCAGGTGTTGTAGGTGGAGCTGGTCCGCAAGGTATTCAAGGGGATCAGGGTGTCCAAGGTTTCACTGGCGCAAACGGTACTGGTGCTAACGGTGTTCAAGGTGTTCAAGGTATTCAAGGTGACTTTGGCCCTCAAGGTATTCAAGGCCTTGTAGGAACTGGTAACTCAGGTATTCAAGGTTCGCAAGGTGTACAAGGTTTCACTGGCCAAGAAGGTCCTCAAGGTGTTCAAGGTCTACAAGGTACAGCTGAAGCTTCTGAAATAATTACAAATAATCTTCATGTTGCTGACGTATCGTTGCAACAGGCAGCTATGTTCCCCGCAATGGTTGAAGG